ATCAGGCCGGCGTTGCGGAGGGCGACGCGGACTTTCCAGTGGTCGGGCAGGTTTTTTTCGTTGGTTTCCATAAGAGCTTTTGAGGTGGGCCACGGCGAGTCGCGGCATGTTTTTTTGGGTTCGATTTTGTACGCTCGTCCCTTTCCCCGAAAGGGAGCGAGAGCGTACACTCTCTCCTTTAGGAGATAGGGGGGGGGACTAGTCACTGTTTTGTACGTTCCCAGTATCCTCCCTGTATCTATTCAGTCAGACGCCAGGATGGAGTCGGTCGAGGTGGGCCAGATACTTCTTCTTGAGCGACGCGATCTGGCCTTCCAAGCGGCGGATCTTGGCCATCAGGTCAGCGTTGATCTCTGCCTGGGTTTGCTCGCGAACGTAGGCTACTCCCTGCCACTTGAAGGGCGGCTTGAGGAAGACGACGAATTCCTGCTTGCGGACGTACTCCCAGACGCGCTTGGACTTCTCGAAGTCATAGCTGAACGAATCCTGAATCCAGCGCAGGAGTTCGCTGCGCTCGGGGTTTTTCCAATCGTGGGCCAAGGGTGGCATCGGGCTGAAGCGTTCTCGGTGAGTCATCGGAACGAAGGGAGTCTGGGGCCAGTTTGGCTGCGGTTGACCTTGAACGTGGCGTTGAGCGCGTGCTGCCAGCAGATGCCGTGGGCGGCGTGCTGGATCCTGATCTTCGAGCTGCGCTGGCCCTCGATGTCGACCATGCCGGAGCGGTTGCCGCGCTTGGTGAGGGTGAGGTTGAACACCGGCTCGTCGCCCTGGCGTTGGAGGACTGCGACCTCGCGCGCCCAGTTGGTGAGGTCGGCGGATCCGGCTCCGGCGTAGGCGAGATCGCTGACGGTGCCCTTGGCCTGCTCGCCCTTGGGTGGCTTCGGCATGTGGTGCAGCCAAGTCCAGAGGACGCCGGTCTCCTGGAGTACCGGGTTCAGCTCGTTGCGGAGCCAGCGTGACATGAACGCCTGATCGCTGATGTCGTCGCCGGCGTAGGACAGGAGCGGGTCGGCGATGAGAACGTCGGCCTTGTGCTTCGTGATGATGGAGCGGGCGAGCCGGATGAACTCGGTGCCGGTCTTGACGGTCTCGTCGTAGAAGCGGACGTGATCGTTGAGCGTGGCCAGCTCGTCGGATCCGTAGCGCATGCCGGTGACGACGCCGCGGAACGCCTCGGCCATGTCGCCCATGTCGTTCTCGGCTTGGATGAAGGCCACGCGGAGGGGCTTGACCGGCTTGATCCCGAAGAAGGGCTTGCCGAGCGCCAAGGTGAGGCCGAACTGCATCGCGAAGGAGGACTTCCCCACTCCGCTCTGGCCCACGATGACGAGCGAGCCGCCGCGGCAGAGCCAGCGGTCGCCCAGGACGTTGTTCGGGTCGTTGTCGACGTTGTAGTCGAGCAGATCCTGCGGGGTGGTCGGTTCGGCCAGCTCGGACTGATCTCGCCAGTCGAGCCATTCGGCCCAGGTGCTGAAGCCGATGTGGACGGCCACCAGTGCCTGCTCGACGCCGTCGCGCATGATGCCGGGCAGGCGCGAGAAGCGGGACGGGTTCTTGTTGGACTCGCAGGGGTGCTGGTCGGAGAGGTAGTCGTACACGATGTCGCGGCGCTCTTCCCACTCCTGCTTGGAAGCGGCGTCGACTTTCACCCAAGCGTGCAGACTGCGCCCACCGGAGTCGATGACGGCGGCGATGGGCAAGCGGCACTGTTGAATGATGGCCAACTGCTCGGGCTTGGGCTTGTCATCAAACTCGATGAGGACGTGGCGGTACGCTGCGACGTTGGAGTCGGAACCCTCGTAGCGTTCGGGGAACGTGGGGTTGATGCGGATCCATGCGCCCTGCGGCTTTCCCTCGAAGATCGAAGGACGGTCGACGAAGAGGCCGAGCCACCGCGGGATCGGCAGGAAGGTGCCGGAGTTGGCGGGAAACCATTTGTCGCGCTCCTCGTCGTGGTTGGCCTCGAGGCCGATGCAGATCCAGTCGGTGTCCTTGAAGACGGCGTCGAGGAACTTGCGCGTGGCATCCCAGCCGGTGGGCATGGCGTTGTCTGGCGCCGGCGCCGCGGGCGCTGGTGGCGTGCCGCGTTGCACGATGAACTTGCCGCTCGGGCTGACGCACGATGGCCGGCGCGTGGGCGAGTCCTGGAGGAGAAACCCCGCGGGCTTGTCGTGCGGCTTCTTGATCGCCTCATCGATCTTGTGGGCCAGTTCGCGTTCGTTCCACGGTGGCTGGCAGGAGGCGTTGTATTCACGAAGGAGTGACAGTGCGTCGCCCTTGGAGAGAGAAAAACCGTGGCAGAGCGCCACGGCTACGGTGTAGGTTTGGCTATGCCCGCCAGCGCCGGAGATGGCGGGTGGACAGGTTGCCAGGTAACGTCTGGCGCGGTCGATGATGGTCATTGCAAGTGCTTTTTGATTTTCATCAGGACGGCCATCACGGCTACGCCGTCTTCTGGCGTGGGTTTCTCGATCATCATCACCAACATGATTGCCGCAAGGGCGTCGGCGATCAGTTCCTTCTGCTCTTTGATGATGGCGTCTTTTTCTGCGAGTGCGTCGTGCATTTTGTTATGGGGAAACTTGAATCATGCTTGATATAGGAATCTCGATTTGGGGTTCGTAGTCGGTTGTGCTCTTCACTAATTGCCGACACCCACCCATTGACATCTTTCGTGCATCAATGTCGTTGAACCTGATGTAGCGAACTACACCGTCAGACCAGCGCACAAAGAAAAGTGCAGGAGATCCAAGTCCTGCTTGGGCAAGTCCCAGGGCCAGCCACTTGCGGACGTTCAAGAAAACGGTCGGGTACTGAGTCGAGGGAGTGGACCTTGATTTTGTCTCTATGACGGCGACCATGCGCCCGTGTTTTGTCGCATAGAAGTCGATTGGGCAGAGCTTCCCGAACCTATGGACTTTGACCTCCCACCGTTGCTCAATGAGACTGACGATCTCGTTTTCGCGCACTACATCAGCGTCTGCTGTAAACATGACCTTGCCGTCAGTGCCGACAGTACCGCTCCTGCTGTAGTAATCAGGTGCGTTGCCCTGGCTTTTCATTTATTGCCCTCCATTGCCTCGTCTATGGCGTCGCGGGTTATGTCTTCTAGATCAATTCCGGCGTGAACGCCGGCCCAGTTGCTCCCCTCTTCAGTGGCCAACCAGTCCATCCGCGCTTTGTCCTCGCGAAGCTCTTGGTTCATTCTCGCCTGATGCTCCATCTCGGCACGCAGTCGATTATTCGAGTCACGCCACCGTTCAATTTCGGCCTGTAGGCGCAGCACCTCGTCACGCTGATAATCGTAATCAGCACATAGCAGTCTGAGGGATTCGTTTTCGCGCTCAAGCTGGCGGGCAAAGTTGGGGCAAACGCTGTTGAAGCCTTTTCCTCCGCTAAGGAAAACGGCGGCATCAGTTCGTGGTGTGTCGCTCACGAATGAACCTCCCACTTCTCCACGCCGCTCTTCAGCAGCTCGAGCGCGGCCTGCAGCTTCTCGCCATCCTCAACACTGGTGACGGCGATCATGGCAACGTGACGGATAGTGCCGTCAGGTTCCGCGTTCACTTTATTCAGCAGGGCGAAAAGCCCGGTGGCGCCGGCGTGCATTTCAGTGCCGGCCTTTGTCATTTTTTTTGTCATGTGTTCTTGGGGAAAGGACGTGTCGACCATGGATGATTGTGTGTACACAGTACTCGCTGCGCCGGAATCGCTTCGCCAACGCCACGATGGTCACCTTCTCGCTTTTCCAAGCGGCCAATATCTTGTCGTGCTCCTCTTGGCTCACTAGAAAGCGTGGGATCGTACGCGCCTCCTGCTTTTCAGAGAGCGGCAGGAGCTTTACGTTCTTCACATCTCGGCAGTACTTGTTGATCAAGTACTCACACGCCTCGACGGCAGATCTCTTGGCATCGTGCTCCATTATTTAGGCGCGGGTAATAGTGTATCCGAGCTTCTTGTACGTTCTGACGCGGGCGAGAAACTGCGCGTGCGCCAAGGCCGCGCCGGCGTCGACAAAGTCGTGAACCGTGCCAAACTCCTTGCCCTCATGCGGGCGCATCACGCGACCGGCGCGCTGCTCCAATTTTCCAGCAGATCTGCCACCGGCGGCGAGGACCAGCACACTGGCTCGCGGCACGTCGAGTCCCTCGTCGGCCAGACTCGTCGCGATCATGCAGCGCAGCCGCCCGTCGCGGAATGACTCGATGGCCTCGGTGCGGCGGCGCTTGCCGATGCCGGCATGAACGACGACCGAGTTCGGGATCTGCGCGCAGAGTTGCTCGCCGTGATCGATGGTGGAAACCAGCACCAGGATGCTGCCGGGTTCGCTGGTCGCCAACTCGGCTATCTTGGAGTTGCGGCGGGTGTTGGTTAGCACGCAGTCGGCGGTGGCCTGCCACCTGGCGCGGCGTTCATGCTCGTCGGCGTCGATCCACGGGAAGCGCCGGCACCGGCGGATGGTCTCCTGCGCGGTCGCCATCTCGATTTCGGAGTCGTACTGGCTCGGTTGGTCGAGGTCGTGCAGAACGACGGCGCCCTTGGTGATGGACCCGTTGGCCATGACCTCATCGCGTGGCACGGTGAAAAACTCGCGGAAGAAGTCGCGGAGCCGCTGATCGCGCTCGGGATCCTGCGACCATGGCGTCGCGGAGAACCCCCAGATGATGCCCTCGCACTTTCCCACCGTGGCCGTCCAGGTGGCCGCAGGCATGTGGTGGGCCTCGTCAACGACCAAGATGTCGTACCTCGAGCAGTCGGGCTGACCGGCCACACAGTGCGCGTCGATCTTCACGCCGCACGTCTCAGCCGCGGCCTGCGCCTGCTCGACCTGTTCTCGGGTATTGGCGAGCCAGCCGATGCGGACGCCAATGATGCCGCGGGTCATCTCGGCCACGGCGGAAGCGGCGATGAATGTCTTGCCCGCGCCCGCTGGCGCGATGACGAAGGCGCGTTGCCGGTTCAGCAGCCAGTCGACGGCGCGTTGTTGGTAGGGTCTGAGGTTCATGTCAGGAGCCTCCCTGCGAGAACTCGAAAAGCTCGCTCTGCGGTGGCGGGAACGACTCCGTTTCCGAGCAGTCGCAGCTCGTCGGTTCGATTATCACCGGAGACACACAACTCGGCATAACCCATCCCACCGGCAGACCCATCAGCGTCTCCACCCAGCGCGGGTTCAGTTTGCCGTTCGCTTGATTCGCCAAATCCTTGCCCGTGCAATTCTGCGTGTAAGTGGTCCCCGCCTTGATCTGCGAGTGCAGCGTGTCCGGTTGCCCGCGATGCTTGCCCAAATCGTGTTCCGCCCTCG